CCGTGACGAGTAAAGCTGTCTACAATGCTGGGATTCAGCAGTCCACGTTCTGCAAGATCATGCCAGGATGTGGTGGCAGGATCCATTGGTGCTTGATCACTTTTGTACACTGCCAGATGCAACCACGGATCATTGTTGTTCTTTAATGCATAGGCATCGTTGCAGTCAAATCCGTTGACGGCTAGCATGTACACCATGTTGACCAGATTGTGATTGTAGTAACTGTAGTTGTAACCTCTAGTGACCAGTCTATTGTATTCAGATGTGACATTCTGACGATAGATGATGATCAACATGCCATTTTCGTTCATCTGTAGATTCCAGTTACGCAGAGTACTCAGCGGATTCTGCACATACTGAAATGCATCATGGCACCACATGAGATCTACCTTCCGGGGAATAATTCTTTCTTCAAAGTTTTTTTCCAACACAACCACATTGTCAAGTGCTCGAACAGCAGGATCCAGTTGATCTTGCCGGTCCACAGCATAGCAAAGATAGTTTCTGGGTTCAGGAGGGTCGTCTCTGGTTTCCAGTTGAGCCCACCAGTTTAGATCAAGTCCTGATCCACAGCCCATGTCGGCCACAACTTCCAGACTGTCTAAGAAACTGTCGTAGCCGTATATGATGTCCAGTGTTGTTCGACTGTGTTGATGGCTGTCTTGTTGATGTTTAAATTGGCCCATTCTTTAATACCTCTATTATTACTGATTCTTTTAATTGTTTGAGTCTAGGCTCCAGCTGGTAACAGGCAGCGGCAATTTCTGCATCAGTGCCCCAACTGCGTTGCGTTGCCAAGTTGGAAGCCCAGATGCCAACTTGATCTTTTAGTATTTGTATGTCTACAGCATTTTGTTTGGGGCGAGCACGACAACAGAGATTGTATTCCTCTATCAGTTCGTCAGCTCGCAACTTCCAATCGGTCATGATATAGTCACATCCTCCATGCCAGCAGTACGCAATCTAACCACGTGACCCAACATGAAGTTCTTGCTTTCGAGACCTTTCATTACTCCCAACCATTTGTTACGAAGCAAGGCCACTTCGTTGATGATGGTTTCAAAGTCCACAACTTCATCTTCGCCATCCACATACTTTTCAGCATCTCTGCTGGTTAGAGCACGAGCATAGCTTTCTAAATACTTTTGGAAATGCTTGCGGCGAATCTTGCGTAGTTGTATGTTTAGGTAATTGAGAATGGCTTCAATTTCTTGTAGCTGATTGAACCTGTGCTCTGTGACGCCAGGCAGATTTGCTGCCGACCTTTCGACATTGCCACGAATAGCAATTTCGTTTTTGGCCACAGCAAGCTCACCCTCATAGTAAGTGATGAATCCCGGTATCTCTCCAAGATCCGCTACTACCCGATTATACCACATTATTCGTCTTCGTCTTGGTACTCGTCTTCTTCTTCAACAACATATTCTTTGAGCGCCCTAGATAAAAATGAATCTACGGAACCAAAGTCTCGGAGTTGTTCGTCAGTCAACATGTCAACCATAACACTCATCAAGTTGTCTGCGGCTTCTTGACGATCTTTTTGTGGGATATATTGTTTTAAGATTGTATAAGTTTCACTTAATACGTCTACTTCAATGCTCATTCTACGGTTTCCTCTTGGAGTTGTTCAGTGGCAGCCTTTGTGTGTGGATTTGCAATGTAGTCGGCCATGACTTTGTCAAGACATTCATCTTCGTTGCGTTCCCATGCTTTGCGGAATTTCTTAATAACTGTGCCATCTGCTAGCGTGTATTTAAGACTGTTGCCTTCTTTGCCTAATAAACCTTTGCCTTCAAACATGTCAACCAAGCCTGAGTAAGGATTCATACCTGTTTCATATGGGATTTTGACCTGCACTGATTCAAAGGGTTTGGCATAGCGTGTTTTCATAATCTTACAAGCGGCTCTAATACCTTTTACTTCCGAAATCTTGTTGCCATCCTCGTCCTCTTTGAGTTTGAGTTTCTTCATAGCAACAACAATCGAGCTGGCATAGATAAAGCCTTGTCCACCTGAGATCTTGTCATCAGGATCAAACATGTCCTGACTGGCGTAGGTGTGATTGGTAGCAACTAGGCCAATGTTCAAACTACCAAACATGTTGACACAGTTACGAACCAGACTAGTAAGTGCTTTGGGCTTACGACCCATGTCACCTTTCATCTCACCTGCTTCGAACTGATTAACGTCAGTGGGTGTCAACAGCATGCCTAGCGAGTCTAGCACGAATAACACTTTGGGACGTCCTTCTTCAGGCAGGGTTCTATATTCTTTAACAAAGTCCGAGATAACTTTGGCCACATCGTCAATCATGGCCATGTTCAGTTTCAGCATCTTGTCCTCACTGGTATCAACACCCAAGGCATGTAGCCAGGCTTCGTCCAGTGCATTCTCGCTGTCGATTAAGATAACATAGATTCCTTGTTCTTGTGCATTCTTAACCAAGTTGCCTGAACAGATAAAACTTTTGCCTGCGCCCGATTCACCAGCAAACACAGTGACCTTGCCCATTGGAATACCTTTGTTAAAGTCTCCTGAGATCAAGTAGTTTAGTGCATAGTTGTTGGTACTGATCCAGTCTGTGGGATCTGTAAAGCCTACGCTGATGCCGTCGATTGCTTTGGTAATGTTTTTGCGAAATTTGCTTACGTCAAATGGTTTTGCCATGATTGTTTTCCTTATATAAGTCTGTAAAAATTTTCTTGCTGTCTAAGTTTCGTCTCGCATCCATCTTTTGTAATTCATCAAAAGACTTTTGCAAGTTTTTTTCTATAGATTGATCTAGATGCATACGCATGTTACGATAACTGTTTTCAAGTAGAAATCCTGGTTGCAAATTAATACGTCTAGTCAATTCTTCCTTCACTGAGTTTAACACATTGTCGCTGAGATGCCTAATATTTAGGTAGTCAGGACCGGTTAACGGACCAATTATGAAACTGTTGTTATGAAATCCCAGTTTCGTTAAGAAGTCCACACAATCAAACACACTACGATAATTCAATAAAAAATGTAACATGTTGAATGATATCTTATGATCAAGCTGTTGAATCACCTTGAGGTTATCTAAAAAGTCTGCCCACACGCCACCATAGCGTATGTATTCATATTCCTGTTCTATGGTTTCAACACTGATGGTCCAATGAACATTTTTGAATTTGCAGGCCAGATCAAATATTTCGGTATCCACACGACTCAGATTGGTATTGATACGTAGATTAACATTGGGATTCTTTGCTAGAAGTAACTGTAAGAATTCACGATTCTCTTTCATCAACAAGGGTTCGCCCCCGGCCAAGTACACATGCTTGAGTTGTCCTGCTCGTTGGAATATCCATTCTTTGAACTCCTGTCGGCGCTGATCTTCAGGTGTGTGAATCACAACGTCACGTTCGCTGGCCCATCGACTGCTAAACTCTGGACCGCAATATACACAGGCAAAATTACAAAGATTGCTCCAACGTATGTCCACTGTGTGTAGTGCAAAGTTCATGGTGTCGTATAGGGTATTGTCAACTGCTCGCAATTCTTTGAGATAGAACACCCGGTCACTGATCGTATCTAAGTTATTCTTTTCTTGTTCTAGACCGTAACAAGGACGGCAACGATCAACTTTTTGTCTAGCATGCATTTCTGCTTTGATCATGTAATCATCGGCAAGTATTTGGTCAATAGAATTGTGTTGTATGTTGCCAATGGGTTCAGCACTGCGTATGCAGTTTTTGACTGTGCCGTCAAAGTTGTACATGATGCCAGTCCACGGCACTGGACAAAATGCACGATTGGTCAAGTATTCGCGGCTGTTCATGGATATGCAGGTCCCAGGCTGATGTCGGACACTGCCAGTTCGGGACCAACATCCAATAACTTAACCAGTGTTCTGGCCCAATGGTCAACATCAGCACTGGGTGGTACAGTTTTTTCTGGTGTGGTAGCAATGTCTCCGGGACGTACCAGGACAATCTCTGGTCCCAGTTGTTTGGCTCTGAGTTGCCGTACTGCTTCTTCTAATGCAATCTTTTGCACAAGGTATTCGTCAAGTCCTGCGATAACACTGGTAGGATACTGAGTCATCATGGTACTGATTACAATGATACGTTTGCGTGTTCCTGCCCAGGCATTGTACACAGCAAACAACAATTCTGTTTGTGCATAGCTGGTTTGTGCATTGTTTACAAATACATCGCAGGGCTCTATTAGAGCTAGCACTCGCGGCAACACTCTAATGTTCTGCCCGGTGCTTCGGCTCATTCCCACAACATCATGTCCTTGGTCAGCATACACTTTGGCCAAGGCCTGTCCAATGCCTTTGGTGTGTCCTGTTATGGCTATTTTCATCGGAGTAACTCCTGGGGCTCATTGTGGAATGTAAAGCTGGCCACAATGCGTGGCATCACAGTGGCTGTGGTACGTTCCACACTGTGTGCTATCTGTGAATTAAACACCACCGGTTGATCCATGTCCAGCAGTTCAGCAATCATATGACCATTGTCATACCAACGATTGGCCCAACCCTGTGTGTTGAGCACAGGCATGTTGATCTTGGCCACCACTGGAGGCTCGTCAACATGTACAGGTAGTTGTCCATCTGCTGTGATCACAGTAACAGCAGCATGTCGGGGTATCAGTCGATGTTCGTGAAAGAATGTTCGCAATGCTGGCACAGCGACCACCAGTTCCTTGCAGTCAACAAAGTGCCAAACACCGTGTTCAGTGGATTCAAGAATCTCTTGATGTGTTTGTATATAGGTGTGTATGCCTTGCGAAATCTCTAGCATATGATCCGTGGGCAGGGTCACATAACATTTCATGACATGCCCCTTAGTTGATATTCAGCAGAGACAAAAGCATCTAACTCGACCTGGTTGTTTCGGTCCACGGCAACTTCTCCGGGAATCACATCACGGTATGGTTCAGTCATGGAGTTTGAATAGCGTACATTTAACACATCAGGTTGGTGCAGTAGTGCATAAGAATGATCCAGCCCATGTTGTTTTACAAATGCCAGGATGTTGTCAAAGTCACCGATATTCAATGCACTGACTGTGGTCCATGTATTTAAACTGTGCAGGCCTAGACTTTGATAATATTGGAGATTGGCGTAGAACCGATCCCATCGAACTGGCCAACGCACTCGATCATGCACAGGCCCTATGCCATCTAAACTGACTGTGACAGTGATCTTTACACCACGTGCTTGTAGATCTGCTAGTTCGGGAATCACTATGGCACAGTTGGTATTGATTCTAACCGTAGCAACATTTGCAGGCAAGTTTTTGAGTATGCGACTGTAGTTCTTGCTGGCACTGGGTTCACCGCCATTGATGTCCAAATGCACCACACGTTCCATGGGCAAGGCCCAGAATTGATCACTGTTGTCAACAATGGGATAGGTCTTTGAAACAAGACTGCCTATTTTGGTGCTGTGATTTGCATTGCAGGTCAAGCAACCACTGTTGCATACATTATCCAGCACACCGCCCACTGTTAAATAATCAGTGACAGTTTGCAATTTGTCGAACTCTATGGCATTGAGTCTAATGCTGGTGCCATTTATCTGTTCAGTCTGCTTGCAACGAACACATTCCTGGGGCCACATGCCTTTGGTAAAACTCAGTTTGGCATTGCGTAGCCACATACTGGATTCCATTTCTTCCAAAGAACCAAATTCAGGCGCAGAGACCATGTGCCCACAACGACCAACAGATCCATTGGTGTTGAAACGTACAAAGTGGCTCAGCCTAGGACAGTACATAAACTTGTATTTCTTTCAATGACTTCTGCGTATAGTTCGTAGTGATGACCTCGTATGCGTTTGACTATGTCTGGGAAGCTGGCAGTTTTCCCCATATACCAATCATACAATATGTTGTCCAGTTGTAGATAGAACTGCAACTTGGCGTTGTCTGCAAAGTAATCCAACAATGTTGGATCACGTGAGATTACATTAAATGTGTGCTCGGTGGCGGTATGCAATTCTTCCATGGGTCTAAAACGTAACCAAGCATCTGTGAATCTGGCTAGATTGGCAATCCAATGAAACTGTAGGGCAAAGTGTCGATTCAGAAACAGATACTCGTTGATCATTTTTAACACAGTTGGTTTATCGTATTCTGGGCCTAGGTGACTCAGATATGTTTGTACTCCTGACACATAACGTTCATATGGATCTCTGAGATATACTTCAATGGTTGTACACGATCTCAATTCCCGAAGCGACAGCTCTCTGTGGCCAGCGGCCGCAAGACTTGACGATCCATTTTTAAAAATAGGATATACATATCGATTGACATCAATTTCGTAGACCACACACTGGTCCGGAAACAAGATTGGATCCAGGTATGACATCATGCCAGCAACCAATCTGCCAATGCAGTACTGAACGTTTGCCGAATATCAAATCCGTGTCGACGAGCATATTCCCGATAGAAATTTCTTGCACTGTGTTCTAAGATACGTATGGGCACATTGTCAAATGTGGCATGGTCTTTGCGTAGCATATATATGACTGATTGTATTTCAGTTGACAATCTTTGATCAACTTGATTTTGAATCTGTTCCAGTTGATCAGCATAGGTCAATCTCAGCGATTGTGGTAGCACTGACATGCTTTGAAAATTTGGATGTGTTATCTTGTTCAATGATTGAGTTAGGATACCCTGAGTGGGTAACTGTGCAAGGTATTGAATGCAGTCTGCAAGTCCGTCCAAAGCCACACCCGACAGGGTGGAATTGATATTTACATAGATGCCTTGCTGTACCAGGAAATCCAAGTTATTTGCAAACTCTGGCCATATCAAGCCTTTGCGTACAAATTCTGCACGAGCTCCAATATTTTCCACACTGGCACGTATACGTATTTCTTTGAATTTATGTCTGTACTCTAATATGCGTTTTATTCTGTCAGTGCCGCTTAGATTGGTAGTGATGTACAGTGTGACATGTTGGGTATCTAAGGAAGCAACATGTTCCATAAATCTCCAAAAATTTGGACTGGTGGTTGGCTCGCCGCCGGTGCAATGAATGAATTCTAATCGGTCTATCACTGTGTCCACATAGTTTAAAAACAAATCAAACACCTGTTCATAGTTGTCAACCGGAGTCACTTTCTTTAGTGCTTGATATGTTTGTCTACGGTCACCAACAATGCCGGGGTACATGCCGTTGACTCTTAGATCCGATGCCCATGACGAACTTTGAGTATCATCGCAGTAGGAGCAAGAAAAATTGCAAAGTGAATCAAAGCCCACAGTTATTGATGCTGGCACATGTCGGGCACTGAGATCAAATGTGCCAAAGTCACGATCTTTAAACTCGTAACTTTCTAATATTCTGTCTGACAAAGAATCTGCATCAGCATCTTCAGTGTTCCAGCAGTTGGCACATTCAGTGGGACGCTGTCCTGACAGCATCTGCTGTCGT